TAATGCAACCAACTTCAGCTATTTTCGCTGACTTAGGTAACGTATAATCTTACATTTAAGTTATAAAATTACCCTCTACTTTTTAGTAGGGGGTTTTTTATTTATAATATCGTAAATTTGTAAAAAAGGGATATGTATAATTTTGTAATAGATTACACTCAAGCGGATTTAGGAACAATTACGGAGCCTGTTACGGTTGCCGAAGCAAAGCAATATTGTAGAGTTGATAATAACGTAGAAGATGATTTGTTTGCTGAATTAATTACTCAATCAAGGTTAGCGGTTGAGAAAGCTGCTAATATCAGCATAACTCCAAAGACAATTACTTTGTGGTTTACTAACGCGGCCGGTAACTTCCAATTACCATTCGGACCAATGACTGCGTTTACAAGTTTAACCGACGCAAACGGCAATATATTAGGTACAAACGTTTACAATTTAGTAGGCGGTCAATATCCTAACCTTCAAAGGCCATTATGGAGCGATTTAAAGGCTATTTATACAACAGGTATGTCAACAGTACCAAAAGAATTAAAGATTGCTATTTTAGACCAAATTAACTACGGTTACGAGAATAGAGGAATGGACGTTGACGATATGGGAGTTTGCGAAAAGACTTGGAGAGTTTGTCAAAGATGGACGAGAACATCGCCAATATTATAATATGAGAATAGGACTACATAAAGACAATTACGTTGACGCTAACTCAATGACTCGTAGAGTAGGGGTTTACGCGCCTACAAGGACAAGCGATGGCGAAGGTGGGTTTACTACAACCTTTGCTTTACAAGCGACTGTTTGGGGCGATTATAGGCCTCAACCTCAAAATAGGGTTGAGCAAGAAAATCAATTAGCTTTCAATCGTTTTGCTAAATTGTTTATACGTTGGGATATTACTATTAATGATAACTACCAATTTGAAGTAGAAGGGCAAAGATTTACTGTTCATTCTATTAAGGACGTTGATAATGCTCATAGATTTTGGGAAATTGAAATGTACGCATAATGCCATCTATAACAATAGACATAGCAAATATGACTAACGTTAATAAACGATTTGAGAAATTAAGTCAAGACGTTAAGAACAATCTTAAAAACGAGATTAATGCTTCTGCATTAAAGATACAATCCGACGCAAAGAAATTGGCTCCTGTTAACTTAGGAACGTTAAGAAACACAATCTATTTGGCAGAAGATAGTAAAAGCAATAATCAATATGTTTTTGGAGTAGGTGCAAGTGCTTCTTATGCTGCTTATGTAGAATTCGGAACAGGTGGAAAGGTTTCTATTCCTAATGGGTACAATGATTACGCTGCTCAATTTAAAAACAAAAAAGGTGGCAAGTTTAAAGATATGGTTTTGGCTTTAACTCAATGGGTGCAAAAGAAAGGGATAGCGAGTGGCAAACAAAGTAAGTCGGTAGCTTATGCAATAGCATTAAGTATATTAAGAAAAGGAATGAGAGCGCAACCGTTTTTAATACCTGCATTTGAAGCTGAAAAACCTAAACTAATACAAAGAATACAAAAAATATTGAAAAATGCTTAACCCTAATATAGAGATAAAAAAGTGGTTTATAACTCATATAGCTTCGGCGACAGGGTTAAACGTTTATGACGGAATGGCTCCTGATACGGATTTAACCGAATACATAGTATTGGACGGAAGAACATCAAGCCAAGAGCAAGGCAAAAGCGGTTACACAAATTCAAATGTTATCATAGTTGACATTATAACAAAAAATGCTAACTTTGGGTATAAACGTGCTGAAACAATATCTAATTTAGTATTAGCGGAGATAAATTCGGACACTAATATAACATTACCGACAGGGTGGACGACATCAAGTTTGTATGTAGAAAGTGTAAGAAATTTAGATGGCTTAAACCCTTTAGATAACGTATTTAGAACGTTGATAACATATAATTTAACAATAACTCAAATTTAATAAAATGGCAGAAACTAAAGTATCAGCAAGAGATTATATTCTTTTAGCAGACATCGACGGCAACGCAACATTCAATCCGGTTGCTTGTCTTACATCAAACAATATTACTTCATCATTGAACGTAATTGACGCAACTTCTAAATGTGGGGATCAATTCCAACCTGGACCGGCATACAATCAAACTATCAAAGCTGATGGTTTTGCGATTGACCAAACAGGAACAATTTCTAAAGATAGCTACAATCAGCTTTATGCTGCATTTATCGCTAAGACTATTTTCCCAATTAAAATGGGTCCTTCAAGTCCTGTAAGTGGTAACGTAGTTTATAGTGGTACAGTATTTATTTCAGCTTTTGATGTAAATGCTGCGGATAAAGAAGATGTTAAATTTACTGCAACTTTTACCGTTGCTTTACCTCCATTAACTCAAACTGTAACTGCATAATAAAAAACAACAACTATGTTCCAACTAAAACTAAACGACAAAACAATAAACTTAAAATGGGGAACTTGGTCAATGCGAGAATTTTGCATTGAAAACAATCTAACGATTGACAAGTACTTTGAACTTTTAAGTAAGTCGCAATATGATTTAAACTTATTTGTAAAAATGGTTTACATAGGTTATAAGTCAGCTTCAATAAGTAATAAAGAAGAGGTTGAATTTACTGAAATTGATGTTTGCGATTGGATTGATGAATTAGGCGGACTTTATAATACTGAAGGGCAAATCATGGAATACGTTAAATACGTTATTTCAACAACTGTAACAACAGTTCAAGGAGTTGTCAAGCAAGAAAAAAAAAAGCCTAATAAAGCTAACTTGGGATGATATTTTAGTTAAAGCTGCTGAATGCGATATAAGACCCAATGAGTTTTGGGAAATGACTTGGAAAGACTTTTCTATTATTGTAATGGGAAAGGAAAAGAAAGAGTTAAACGAATGGGCGAGGACAAGAAACCTCGCCTATATTATATACCTAAGTAGCACAGCGGAAAAATCGCCTAAGTCTATTCAATCGTTTTGGCCAATGCCGGACATTGATAACGCAGGAGAAGTGGAAGAGCAAACTATGTTAAGCGACGATGAACTTATGAGGACTTTAAAATTGTACGGAGTAAACTAAAAAAGAATGTTACAAGAGAATTTACAAATCAATATAGGGGCAAATACGCAAGACTTACAAGCCGGTCTTAATCAAGCAACAAATTCGGTTAATAACTTTTCTAATTCCGTACAAAAAGCTGCAAAGCCAACGGCTGACGCAACTAACGCTTTAGGCAACTTATCAAGAGTTGCACAAGACGCTCCATACGGTTTTATGGGTATTGCGAATAACTTAAACCCTTTATTAGAGTCGTTCCAAAGATTACAAAAAGAAAGTGGCGGAGCAGGTAACGCATTGAAAGCTATGGTTGGCGGTTTAATGGGTCCGGCAGGTCTTGGATTGGCTTTGGGTGTGGTATCTTCATTAATTGTTAAATTCGGAGATGATATTGGAGAATTCTTTGCTACATTATCAAGTGGTGGACCTGAATTAGAGGCAACAAATAAAGCATTTAGCGAGTCAAAAGACGCATTTACAAAGGCTTATATAGAAATGCAAAACTTAGGTAATGCATTTGAGCAATTTCATAATGGAACAAAATCCAAAAAGGACGTCTTAGACGATTATAATAAAACATTAGGTAAAGTTTACGGAACAACAAATGATTTAAGTGAGGCGGAGAAATTATATGTTTCTAATTCGGAAGCGTATGTAAAGGCTGCTATGTATCGTGCGGCTGCTCAAGTTGCTCTTCAAAAGGCAGCTGAACAAGCATTTAAACAACAAGAATTAGCAGCAAATCCTAAGTCCGCAGGAATGGGCGGAGACGTTTTCGGAGCATTAGGAGCGGCTGCATTATCTAAATTAACAGGTGCGCCTGTTATGAGTATGGGGCAAGTTGGTGCGTTTGAAGCTGCAACTGAAAAGGCAAAAGGGTTAGAAAAAACATATCTAAATATTGCGGACTCTTTTAATAGCATGGTAGCACAAACAAATGCAAGTGCTGAAAAGTCGGTATTATTTGGTAAAGATGATAAGAAAGATAGTAAAACAAAATCAATAGCAGGTGTAAGCGCTAAATCTTTAGAAGATAGGCTTAAAGAAGCTATGGACTTTATAGATAAAGAACAAGAACAAATTGTAAAAGGACCTAAAGAGCCGGAAGGTGGGTCGGATAGGGTTTTATTAAATGCTTTAACAGGAGAAACAGGAAAAAAACAAAGCGATAAAAAATTAGACGAAGATAAAAAGGGAATGGATAATTTCTTTAAGGATAACAAAAAGAAATTTGATGAAGCACAAAAAGCAGCCGAAGGATTTGCGAATACTATTTCTCAACAAGTTACAGGCGGTTTAATGTCAATGTGGGAAGCTATGGAAAATGGAGA